ATTGCTTAAAGTCTTCAGAGACTTTGAATGTAGACAAGTCAACATTTCCAATTGGAAAAAGCCCAATATCGAAATTCAATTTGTAAAACTCCCGAAGAATGTTAAAAGAAACATTTCCGAAACTCAGGGAATTAAGTGGAGCTTCTACTATTAGGCTTTTCATGTCAATTAAAATGGAATGTCGTCGTCGTCATCTGCCGCAGCAGCCTGTTGTTTTGGAGCGGCTTTAGTTGGAGTTTCTCCATCATCTTTTTTGCCGCCGCCAGTGCTAAGGAACTTAACTTTCGTTCCGCGAATGAAGTTTTTAGTTTTTTCAACTCCATCTTTATCTTTCCATGCGCTGGAACTAAGTTCTCCTTCAAAGTAAATTTGACGACCTTTGACGAGATATTGTTGGCAAGTTTCACCAAGTTTTTCCCAGCACTCCAAGTCGATAAAGCACTTGGTCTTTGAGTTAGAGTCTGAGATACACATCCTCATGCGACAAATAGATTTGCCACTAGATGTTGATTGAGTGGTGGGGTCAGCCACCAGATGTCCGATTCCTACGATTGTGTTATGCATTTTGAATAATTTTTTTAATTTTGTTGATGAATTTGTCGTGAATATCAATGCAGCCCTGTATAGACATTTTCAATGATTCCGCGACTTCTTTCCATCCGTGCGGCTTATTGTAAGTCAAACCATAGCGCATGTCAATAATTTTTTTGATTCTTTGATCTTTTTGTTCATCAGCCATTTTGATGATCATGTCGATTGATTCTTGCGCTTGAATTTCATCCAAGAAAAAAGAGTTATCAGGATTCTGATCAAAGTTTTCATCTAGCGATTCTCTTTGGAATTTCTTTTGTTTATTATAGATATTTAAACAGCGCCAGCGAGTTTCATTAGCTAAATATGTTGAGAACTTGACATTGCGCTCTGGCTCGAATTTTAAAGCAGCTGAATAGATGTAATAATCTTTCTCGTCTAAAATTTCGTTTTTATCAATAAAAAATGCCGCATTAGCAATTGTCTTGTTGACTGTGTCAATGTAAATACCAGAGTGTTTGTCGATAAGACACTGTAAACTCTCGCTATCGTTTTCTTGTTTGATTTTTTCAATCAATGAAATGTCTGGGTCCATGATTCAATTTCTTTTTCGCTTACTGTTTTTTGCAGAACCTCAACAGCTACTTGTTTGAGCATTCTTTTATTTTCCACGCCAACGGTTTGCCATGTTAACTGGAAATCAGATTTTTCTTTCAGAATTGGATTGTTTGTCGCTTCTTCTGGATTTGCTGGAGGAACGATATTGTCTCCGTCGATTCGATCAATAAAGATGAAGTAGCTTTTATGCTGTCTAAGCCATTCAAGTTCGTTAGGAAATCGAATGTCAGGAACGATATAGACACACTGTTCAGTCATCTTTTCCGCTGCTTGTTTAATCCAAATATCTGGATCAAGCTTTCGGCGCACATGCGTTCCCCATGTAACCAGTAGTGGTCTGATGATTGTCTTCTCTTCAGTATTGTCGGTATATACGTCGATGCCAAGAGTTTTATCAACAAAGTCGCGTACTTCATCTTTCAATGAATCAGCAAGATTGATTTTCTTACTTTTGACATTAATGTCCGCGAGAACTTCTTGAATAAGTTCCGCCATCGTGTCTTTTCCGCAGCGAGCATTGCCGCAGATTCCAATAATTGTTTTAGGTTCAGTATTCATACGCCAGTGCTTCCAAAGCCTCCATTTCCTCGCTCTGTTTCGTCCAAAAGACCAATGATAATTTCTCTTGGCTTGATTGTTTTAGTGAAAACAAGTTGACCAATTCGGTCGCCTTTTTTGTAGATTGTGTTAGGATTTACTTCGCATATCAATTGACTTCCATCAATGACCATGTCGTAAGGTTGAAAAATATATCCAAAACGCAACTTGATTGTTCCACGATAACCATTGTCAATTAATCCGACAGAATTACGCAAAAATAGATTAGTTTTGGAAATTGAGCTGCGAGGCACGACAAGAGTATGGTAGCCTTTTTCTGGAGCAATTTGTAGCCCAGTATCGTATTCGATATAGTCGATCTTTTGCCAATATGGACCATAAGCAATCGTGCCAACAATATTAGGCTCGCTGGCGGCGATAATGTCATATCCAGCGTCTCCGACTTGCGCTGGAAAATTGATGTAATCAACAGAATTAATTGACAATTTCATTAGTTTTGATCTTTATCATCGTTTAGTGGTCCGAGTCTTTCCGCCAAATCTTTAGCAAAGGCATGCATGCCAAGATCCGCTAGGACAAAAGGAGAATAAATGAATTCCGATGCTTTTTTGTTTAATTTTACAGGAATGACCTCAATAGTCGCTCCAACGGAAAATCCACCCATTGCCAAGTTTACTTGGCGATTTAGGGCGGCTATAGCCGCCTCCATTGGAGATTCGGCAGATTCGATAAGACAATCCCACTCTGCGCTAGAACAGATATACGATTGTGTTGTTTTTTTGTCTTTCATGTGAGTGAAATTTACCACATATTTGTCACCTTGTCAAGAAGTTTGTTGATATTTTTTTAATCAAAAAAGAGAAATTGAACTGTTCTTCTGAACAAAGGGAGTCTATCTTATTTCGGGCGGTTTAAATTAATTATAACGCTTAGTAATTGCTTTGCGCCAAAGCTTTAGTTCTAAGCGTGAAGTTATTGACTAGCGTATACGTATAGATAAGCGTAGAGTGGTAACACTATACAATAGTTTATTGATTATCGTATACGTTATAGACTTGACAAAAGCTTTTGTATTAGGTCGCTAAGTACTACGTACTCATTATAATGATGAAAAATGACTTGTCAAGAAAAAAAAATAAAAAATTTTTCTTGTTGACATTGGCGAGATTTTGACGATAGTTCGTGTAAACAATTTGCTATGATCTTTGAAGAACAAATCTCCCGTAAACCGAATAAATATCCATGGACTGAACAATTTATTGATGCGATGCATCAGGGTTTTTGGACCGACAAAGAATTCAGCTTTAAGACCGACTTCCATCAGTTCAAAACTATCCTCAATGATAAGGAGCGCGAAATCATCGTGAGGACTTTGTCGGCAATTGGTCAAATTGAGGTAGCCGTTAAGACATTTTGGGCCAAGTTGGGCGAAAACCTTCCCCACCCCTCACTTTCCGATCTAGGCTTTGTAATGGCGAACGTAGAGGTAATTCATAACAACGCCTACGAGCGTCTTTTGCGTGAACTGGACATGGAAGACATATTTGAGCAAAACCTCAAGCTAGAGTGGATTCAAGGGCGCGTGAAGTATCTCAAGAAATACACTCACCGTTTTTACAAAGACTCGAAAAAACAATATCTTTACGCTTTGATCTTGTTCACGCTATTCGTGGAAAATGTTTCGTTGTTCAGCCAGTTTTATGTTATCAACTGGTTTGCCAAGAACAAGAATGTCCTCAAAGATACCGATCAACAAGTTCGCTACACACGCAATGAAGAAGCTATTCACGCAATGGTTGGCATGAAAATTATCAGCACAATCCGCGAAGAGTATCCTGAACTTTTTGACCAAGAGTTGCAAGATCGTATTGCTCATGAAGCAGAGCAAGCTTTTATCGCAGAAAGTAAAATTATTGATTGGATGGTTAATGGAATTCAAGAGCCTGGTCTTTCTGCACCTGTATTGAAAGAATTTATTAAAAACAGAATCAATGAGTCTTTGTCTGGAATCGGATTTTCTCCAGTTTTTGAGGTTGACAATACGCTATTGGATGATACATTTTGGTTCGACGAGCAAGTTCTCGCACCGAATCAAACTGACTTTTTCCATTCCAGACCCGTAGAGTATGCGAAAAATTCACAATCCTACGACGAAGACGAACTGTTTTAATTTATGACGAAAGAAAAATACTACTGGCTAAATGAAGACTCCATTAAATTTTTGGAGCAGGGTTATCTGAAAGAGGGACAGTCCCCTATTGATAGAATTCAAGAAATTGCTAACACAGCACAAAAAATCCTTGGCATCGAAGGTTTCGCGGCTAAGTTTATTGATTACATGTCTCGCGGCTTTTACAGCCTGTCCACTCCTGTGTGGATGAATTTCGGCAACGAGAGAGGTAATCCAATTTCTTGCTTCAATAGCCACATCTCTGATAGCATCGAAGCATTCTTAACGAAACAAGCTGAAGTCGGAATGATGACTAAAGTTGGCGGTGGCACTTCTGGCTATTTTGGTGACATTCGCCCAAGAGGTTCTAAAATCTCTACTGGTGGCGTTGCAGAAGGAGCAGTTCGCTGCATGGAGCTATTCGACAACGTAGCTAAGATCATCAGCCAAGGAAGCGCACGTAGAGGTAGTTTCGCGGCATATCTTCCGATTGATCATGGTGACTTTGATGAGTTCATGAAGATTCGCTCTGAGGGTCACTCTATTCAAGAAATGTCTATCGGCGTGACTATTCCAGATGGATGGATGCAATCAATGATTGATGGAGATAAAGAAAAAAGACGCAGATGGGGAGCGGTGATCAAGAAGCGTTCTGAGACTGGTTATCCATACGTTTTCTTTACCGACAACGCAAACAATCAAGCACCTCAAGTCTACAAAGACAAAGAATATAAAATCAATGCAAGCAACCTTTGCTCTGAGATTTTTCTCCCCTCTTCTAAAAATGAGTCGTTTGTTTGCTGCCTTTCTTCTTTGAATTTGCTTTGGTGGGATGAAATTGAAAAGACCGATGCTGTTGAAACAATGGTGATGTTTTTGGATGCCGTCATGACTGAATTTGTCGAAAAGACAAAAGATAGTCGTCTGATGGAAGCCGCTCATAACTTTGCAAAAAATCACAGAGCTTTAGGCATGGGCGTTCTTGGCTATCATAGCTACCTTCAATCAAAAATGATTGCGTGGGAAAGCATGGATGCTCATTTCGAAAACATCGCTATCTTTTCAGAAATCCGCAAACGCGCCGATAAAACCTCCGAAGAACTTTCGTTAATGTTTGGCGAGCCAGAAGTATTGAAGGGTTATGGTCGTCGCAACACAACGACTCTCGCTATTGCACCTACTACAAGCTCTAGCTTTATTTTGGGGCAAGTGAGTCCTAGCATTGAGCCTCTCAATAGCAATTACTTCGTTAAGAATCTTGCCAAAGGTCAATTCACTTATCGCAATCCAAAACTCGAAGAAGTATTGGAATCAAAAGAAAAAAATGACAAAGAAACTTGGAAGAGTATCTTGATTCACGGTGGTAGCGTTCAGCATCTTGACTTCTTCACCGATCATGAAAAGAATGTTTTCAAGACATTTGCAGAACTTTCTCAAAAAGAAGTTGTGATTCATGCAGCGCAAAGACAACAGTATGTTGATCAAGGGCAATCTCTCAATTTGATGATTCCTGCTGGCACAAAACCAAAAGAAATCAACGAATTGATGATGTTTGCATGGGAACAAGGAATCAAATCTTTGTATTATCAAAGAAGCTCGAATCCATCACAAGATTTGGCGCGATCAATTTTGACATGTTCTAGTTGCGAAAGTTGATTTTTTTATTAAAAAAAAGTGTAATAAGTTCGTATGGAATTGGACTTCTCTTGTCAAATTAAAGACCTCTTTGAAAATTCAGAAGCGGCAAAAAGATCTGGACCAAAAAGCGGGGCGCAAACCCCCGCTAAACCGTCTGAGCGCAGAAAAGGCTCTGAAAAAAATCCAGCAGGTTCCGCATCGAAAGATGGCGCAAAGATTGAATTTACGGAAAAGATTGTCAATTCTTTGCAAGAGAAAGTCAAAAACCATAACGAAAAACACAGTAAAAAAGTCACGCTTTCTCAATTGAAGAAAGTCTATCGTCGCGGCTTGGGCGCGTTTTCTTCGTCTCACAGACCAGGACAGAATAGAAACAGTTGGGCGATGGCTCGCGTCAATATGTTTTTGAAGATGCAAGCTGGCGGCAAAGTAAAGAATTCCTATCGCGCTGCCGATCAAGATGTGGCGGCTGGTGAAGAATTGTATTACGAGCAAAAGCCAGAAGATGTTTTTTGGGAGTTTGATTCTATTGACTTTGATTTGGCGCGTATTGATCTTTTGAAAGCTAATGTAGACTTGGATGAAGAAGGAGACATTGATCTCTTTGATATTGATTACAGCGAAGCTGAGAAAAAGACTCTTGGCAAACCATTTCGTCTTCCTAGTGGCTCAAACAAAAAATTCGGTGTCTATGTCAAAAATGACAAAGGAAACACTGTGATGGTTAAATTTGGCGATCCAAATATGGAGATTCGTAGAGATGATCCTGACCGCAGAAAAAACTTCCGCGCTCGTCATCAGTGCGATACCAATGTTGGTCCTCGCTGGAAAGCTCGTTATTGGAGCTGCCGATTCTGGAGCAAAAAACCAGTATCCTCTATGGCATCAGAAGAATTCCTTTTGAGTGATGATGATGGAATGGATTGGGATTGGGATGATTCTGAATTTGTAGAATACGAAGAATTTATTGCCGAAAATCCAGAGCTGAAAAATGTAGAAATTCAGATTGAAGAATTTGATCTGTAAGATATAATCTTATGGATGAAGCAAACCGTTTCTGTATTTTGTATTTGGAGAGATGCTGAAGAGCATATTCACAGAACTCTTAAACAGCTAGAAGATATTGAATCTCTTGGCTGTTATGAGTTCTCTTATTTTTTTTATGAAAACGACTCTGTAGATCGCACAGCTGAGATACTTAAACAGTGGCTGAATACACGAAAAGGATCTTTTTTATCTGAAAAATTATCCGCACCAAAATTCGGCAGCACTCCAGCTACAGAAAGAATGAAATTTTTGTGCGAGTGCAGGAACAAATGCAAAAATTTGGCGGGAGTTAATAATTACGATTACTCTTTGTTGATTGATGGAGATATAGAATTTTCTTCTGGTAATTTTTTAAACTCAGTTTTTGATTTAAATACTCTTCCCGAAGCGGTCATGGTTACGCCAAATGTTCGTCAAAATATTTCTGACTTGACATTTAATGCATCGCCAGATTCTTACTATGACGTTTATCCTTTTCGCGATCAACATGGAAATGATGGAGTATATTTTGCAGACTGCCCCTCATTTATTAAAGAGGATCAAATGAACTGGAGGCTGGGAATGCCTATTCGATGCTTGTCTGCTTTTGGAGGCTTTGCAGTTGTGAAGCCATCAGCTTTTAATCAAGTCGCTTGGTCAGCTGATATTCATTGCGATCACGTTAATATGTGTTTTGATTTGGGGCAACATGGATTCATTTATTGCAATCCACGCAATAAAGTTTATACAACAGTAGACTTGCAAAGCATTAATTTAGAGGCTTGCAGTGAAATTGCTAAACAACAAAAACAAAAATACGAAACATATTTTGCATGAAGATTTTATATATTTCAGCATCAAATGGAGATCATATTCATCTTTCAGATCTAACATTTCCCACAGTTGAGCGGTTTTGTTTGAAAAATGGTTATTCTTTTAGACGATACGATATTCCTCAAGAATACGATAGACCTGCTTCGTGGTTTAAAATTTCAGCTTTTATTGATCTATTAGATCATCCATGCGAAAATCAAGAATTTGAATACTTTGGGTGGATAGATTCAGATGCTGCGATTATTAATAAAGATTTTAATTTAGAAAAAATCTTGGAAACTCAATTCGATATTTTCATATCAAAAGATTTTAATAATTTCAATTGTGGATCATTCTTGATTAAAAATTGTTCTGAAAATTTAATTCTTTTAAAAGAGATTTATCAAAAAACAGAATATATTGATCACATTTGGTGGGAGCAGGCAGCTTTTATTGATTTATATGAATCTAATTTTAGAGATTTACAATCGAGAACAAAAATCGTCGATCAATCTATTTTAAACGCCTATGATTATAGATTTTATGGTAAGGATTTGAATTTTTTGGGTTCTGTAAATCAAGAATCTTTTATTATACATTGTCCATCTTTGCCATTGAAAACAAGGCTAGAAATTTTATCACATTACATAGACACTAATGAATAATTCGTTTATTAATAAAGAGTCAGTTAAGATAGATCAAGCTCATGCTGATCTGCTTTATGGCTTAATAGTTTCCTCTAAGCCAAAAAAAGTCCTAGAATTGGGCGTTGGTGGAGGTAAAAGCGCAGATGCAATTCTTGCTGCTATTCAATACAATAATAATAATTGCGAGTTCACTATTGTTGATAATTGGTATGATTTCGGATTTAAAATGCCTAATGAGGTTTTTGATCGTTATGGAAAATACGCTAATATAGTATCTTCTAGCGAAAAAGATTTTGTATTTTCTTGTCAAGAAAAATTTGATTTCATTTTTAGCGATGCGGATCATTATGCCACCGAGCAGTGGTTTGAGTATGTATATGAAAACTTATTATATAAAGGCGGAATTCTTATTTATCACGATATAAATCTATTTGAAGAATCTTTTCCAAATCTTAGGCAAATTCTTTTCGATTGCCAAAAACTTAATTTAAATTATTTTCTTTTTAATCAAAACTCTTTGATAGGCGAGCGCTGTCACAGGGGTTTATTGGTTATTTTTAAAAATCTATGAAAAAAGTAATCATTACAGGTGTAACAGGTCAAGATGGCAGTTTCATGGCTGACTATCTTCTCAAGAATACAGATCACACGGTTATCGCTGGTGCGCGAAGACTCAGTGTGACTAATCACAAAAATATTGAACATCTTAAAAACAATCCGCGATTTAAGCTGATTGATTTGGACATTACTGATAATCAGAATGTCGAAGATGTTATCCGCACGGAAAAGCCAGACTACTTCATTAACTTTGCCGCAAATTCTTTCGTTGGTAATAGCTGGACAATGCCAGTCAATCACATGAATACGAATTGCATGGCTGTGCTTTATCAGCTTGAAGCTATTCGTAAATTCTCTCCACAGTGCCGCTATTACAATGCTGGTTCTTCCGAAGAGTTTGGTGACGTTGTTACTGCACCGCAATCTGAGGAACATCCGCTTCGACCACGCAGTCCCTATGGCGCAGCTAAAGCTGCTGCTAGACACTTGGTCAAAGTCTATCGCGAATCTTACAATCTTTACGCTATTCAAGGGTGGCTCTTTAATCACGAAGGTACTCGTCGCGGCGAAGAATTTGTTACTCGTAAAATTACCAAAGCTGTTGCTCGTATCAAAAAAGCAATCGACAAAGAAGAAGCTTACGATCTTTTGGAACTTGGAAATATTGAATCTAAAAGAGATTGGTCAGACGCTGAAGATTTTGTGATTGGCGTATGGCAAATGCTTAATCAACAAGAACCACGCGAATACGTTCTGTCTTCCAATGAAACCCACACAATCCGCGAATTCGTTGAACTCGCATTCGAAGCTGCTGGTATTCATGGCGTATGGAAAGGTTCTGGCATTAACGAAATCTTCGAACAAAAAGAAACTGGCAGGGTATTGATGGTAATCAATGAAAAATTCTATCGCCCCGCAGAAGTTGAACTTCTTCTTGGTGACTCAACTAAGGCTCGCCAAGAGCTGGGATGGGAGCCGAAAACTTCTTTCAAAAATTTAATTGACAAGATGGTTTCTTCAGATATACTCTCTTTGGATGGCAAAGAGTAAGATCAACAAAAAGCAAATACTCGCAAGACTCACGCTTGTCCCTACAAAGGATAAGCGTTTGTTTTATATGCGAGAAATGAAGCTACTTAATGATTTATGCGAAAGATACTCGCTTGAGTTTATGAATGCCGTTTCTTTTGACAAAAAGTTTGACTCTCTGGCTTATTTGGTCAGCGACAAGCTTCAAGAGACAATGGACAAAAAGTTTCGCGCATTCAATTTTAAGGTTGATTTATCCAAGTATCCTAGTTACGATATAGGAGAAAAGGTTGGCGAGGATGCCACAATAGACAAAAAAATAAAATCATTAAAAGACTTTTTAGATGGCTAAAAATAAACAAGACAAAGATAAAGAGGTAATCAAATCTAGCGCGGTATTGGGTTCGTTCTTGAAACAGAATTCTGACGATCACTATAACTTTGAAGATGAAATCGACTACAAAGTTTCCAGCGGTTCTCTGCAATTAGATTTGCGACTAGGTGGAGGATTAGGTCCAGGTTTGCATAGATTTTGTGGAATGAATGAGGGCGGCAAAACAAGTTCCGCTCTCTCGTTCATGAAGAACTTTTTGGCTACAGTTCCCAATTCAAAAGGCTTCTATATCAAAGCAGAAGGTCGTTTGTCTAAGGAAATGAGAGAAAGATCAGGTATTAAATTCGTATTTAAACCAGAAGAATGGGAAGCTGGAACATGCTTTGTATTTGAAAGCAACATTTACGAAACTGTTGTCGCGGCAATGCGCGAACTCGTTACCAAAAACGAAGAAGACAATCGTTACTATTTCTTGCTTGATTCTGTCGATGGGTTAATTACCAAAGGCGATCTTGACAAGGACTTCGAAGACTCAAACAAAGTTGCTGGTGGTGCTGTGATTGCAGCTAACTTCATGAAGCGCTTGTCAATTGCACTCGCCAAGAGAGGTCACATAGCAGTATTTATTAGCCAAGTTCGCGCTGATATTAAACTCGATCCATACTCGAAAGCTCCAGTGCGTCAGACAACTGCTACTGGCGGTAATGCCCTACTTCACTTTGCGAATTTCATTCTCGAATTTGAGCCAAGATATAAAGGAGATTTAATTCTTAAAAATCCATCAGACAAGACAATTGATCCTGTGACGAATCCAATCATTGGTCACTTTGCGAAAGTAACTGTCAAGAAGTCTCCGAATGAGAAGACAAATCTTACGATTGCTTATCCAATCAAATATGGTCGCACCAATGGCAACTCCGTATGGATTGAAAAAGAAATCGTTGACCTTCTTTTGTTGTGGGAGTTCCTTACCAAAGGTGGTGCTTGGTATACGGCCACCGAAGAATTTGAAGAACTGCTCGCTGAAAACTCGCTTCCTGTGTTTGGTAAAGTTCAAGGACTCGACGCTGTATTCAATAAGATCGAACAAGACCAACAACTCAGCAAATTCCTCATTGGATATTTCAAGAAAGCAATTTGCAATGAAGTTTAAAACAATCAATGGCTCTGTTGCAGAGCTAAAAAATGCCAAGAGATATTTAATCAAATGGAGAGGCAAGAGCCGCAGCAAGTTTCAACTTTCCGTAAAACAGTTTCTCTTTCCGTATTGGAAGAATGATATTGTCTTCGAAGAGTTCAAGCTTGTCGGCACTCGCCTTTCTTTTGATTTCTACAACGCTAACAAAAAAATTGCCGTCGAAGTTCAAGGAGGTCAACACACGAAATATGTTGAATTCTTCCACGGCAATCGTTTTCAATATCTCCAGCAATTAAAAAGAGATGAAAAGAAATTACAATTCTGCGAAGTCAATGGAATCACTCTCGTCGAAATTTATCCAAAGGATAAAATCTGCGAAGAACTTTTTTCATCATTTGGCGTAATTTTGTAATTGACAACGGTAAAAAAAACCTTATCCTCAACTCAGATGATCTATAACTTAGAACTAGAAAAACAATTACTAGCAGCACTAATCAAAGAACCCGAAAGCTATTGTGAGATTTCCAATTTCATTAGCCACAAGGATTTCTACAGCGAAGATTCGGGGCTGCACAGTTCAATCTTTACAGTAATCAAACAAGCAATCGACGCTGGTGATCAGATTGATGAGGTCATCGTTGCACAACGAGTATCGTCACTAGGATTATCTTTTGAAGATAGACTCAATCCTGCTGATTACATTCGCTCGCTTGCCATGCGCAAAGTCCCGCACGGCAATCTAATCAAGACAGCAAAAGAACTCAAGAAGTTCACGATTCGTAGAGAGATATATGAATCCTCTCAAGAGATTGCTCGTAAGATGAAGTCTATTGCTCCAGAGTCGAGCTATAGTCAAATCATCGGAGCAGCAGACGATTCCTACAATTCGCGCATCAATCTTTATGAGATTGGAAACGATACGCCAGAAAACATCTATGATGAAATGGAAGCATTGATTGAAGAGCGAGGCAACAATCCCATTACCGAATTCGGCATGATGGGTCCTCATGAAAAAATCAATGAAATCTATGGATCACTGCTAAGACCTGGAAATATCACAGTTATCGTTGCTCGATCTGGCGTAGGAAAGACTCAATGGTGCATGGACTACTCAACTAAAGTGTCGATGAAATACGATGTTCCTGTATTGCACTTCGACAATGGCGAGATGAGCAAAGAAGAGCTTATCATGCGTCAGTGCGCTGCCATTTCGGGCGTTCAAATGCATCTTCTTGAAACAGGAAACTGGAGAAAAGCTGGACCAGATGTTGTCGCAAAGGTTCGTGCTACTTGGGCAAAAGTAAAAAACCTCAAGTTTTATTACTACAATGTAGGCGGCATGGATGTAGATTCAATGATCAAGGTTCTCAAGCGATTCTACTATGGCAAAGTTGGTCGTGGCAATAAAATGATCTTCTCATTTGACTATATCAAAACGACTTCAGAATCTGGTGGCGGCAAGAATGAATGGCAAGTAGTTGGCGAGATGGTTGACAAATTCAAGAAGTGTCTTCAGAAAGAAATCCTTCACGAAGGTGAGCCTATCATTCCTATGATTACATCTGTGCAATCTAACAGAAGTGGTATTACCAATAACCGTCAATCAGCAAACATTGTTGATGATGAAAGTATCGTATCGTTGTCAGACCGAATCACGCAGTTTTGCTCCCACATGTTTATTCTGCGAAATAAAACTGCCGATGAAATTGAAACAGAAGGTCGCAACTTTGGCACTCACAAAATCATCAACGTCAAAGCTCGACACCTTGGCAAAGATATTGCTGGCGCTGTTGAACCAGTTCGTATTGGCGATAATTTGCGGAAGAACTTTATTAACCTTGAGTTTCACAATTTCTGCATTACAGAAAAAGGAGACCTTCGCGACATTGCTCGCGTAATGGAAGGTGGAGCAGACCTAGAAGACGATGAATCAGATGACCTCCCAGACTTCAATTGATCCTGTTCACATCAAGCCTACCCTTGAAAGAATAGGGTATCGCTTGATTGATTGTGGAAACCATTGGCGCACAAAAGCTTTATATCGAGGCGGCGACAATGAAACTGCCATTTGTGTTTACAAAAATACTGGCGTTTGGACAGACTATGCCCAAGGTAGTCAGAAGTTTCCCTTTGAGAGATTAATCAAATTGACTTTTGGCTCTGACAAACAAGCAATTAAAAACATTCTATCTTCTATCAACAAATCTGAAGAATACGTATACATAGAAAAACAAACAATCGAAATGGATCAAATCTACCCCGAATCAATTTTAAATAATCTGTTCCCGAATTTCTCCTTCTACAAGAAGAAGGGACTGTCAGATGAAACTCTCAACTTTTATAAAACTGGATTCGCTCAATCTGGCAAAATGTATCGCCGCATGGTGTTTCCAATCTATAACGAGTATAAGCAAATCATTGGCTTTAGTGGTAGAAAGATAGACGACAGCAATGAAAAAATTCCCAAGTGGAAACATCTCGGCAAAAGAAAGAATTGGATTTATCCTGCTTATGTTCCCGCAGAAGAAACCGTCGATTCGATCATTCGTAAAACAGGCGAAGTCGTAATTGTTGAAAGCATAGGAGACAGTATGGCTCTTTTTGAGTCTGGCATCAAAAACAATCTTGTATCTTTTGGACTCGGTTGCCAGTCTATCATGCTATCATATCTCAGCTCTTTTCCTGTTAAGAGAATTGTAATCGCTGGCAACAACGACTTAGATGGTGAAAACCATGGCTATCTTGGATGCGTTAAAACATTGTTAAATCTTTTGCCGTATTTTGATTTTAATTGTATTGAGATTAATTTGCCGCCAGAATCTCACAATGACTTCTCTGACGCATTTACTTCTGGAGTTGATCTGAAAAAATGGTATAATAATCCTGTAGACCGTTCTCAATTCATCAAGGAGTTGATTACTTTTGTAGCCGCAAATAAGCAGAAATTCAAAGAAAAAGACCTGTCTATGCTAAGAAAAGTATTAAAATCCGCATGAGTGAACCAAAAAATTCGCTATCCGCTAGTCGCATCAAAACTCTACAGTCTTGTAGCTGGATGTATTATGCCAAGTATGTGTTGGGCATTCCAGACAAATCAAATGACGGCGCTAGCAGGGGAACTGTCTGCCATTTAATTTTTGAAGTTCTTGGCGAGCCTCGTAGAAAAAAAACCTACGATAAAATCATTAAAAAACAAGATGCTTTCGCGGTGGAGTCAATTAAGAGATTGATATTCAAACATGCCAAACGCCTTGCTGTTGATGACGACGACAATATTGAGTTGATTAAAAAAATGACACTCAATGGACTGATGTATGACTTCTTCGGTTTGTCTGCTGGCAAGCCAGCGCTGGCAGTATCAGAACAAGACTTCGAAATTGTTGTCAATGACGGCAAATTCAAATACAAAATCAAAGGATTCATCGACAAGCTATTTCTCTACAAGAAACAAAAGTTCGCTCTCATTCGCGACTTCAAGACTAGCCGCGAAACTTTTAAAGGCAAAGAAGTCAAAGACAACCTGCAAGACTACATGTATAGCTTGGCAGTCAAGCATCTCTTTCCAGAATACACCAACAGAGCAAGTGAGTTTTTGTTTTTGAAGTTTGAGCTAGACGATTCTAAAAACTCTGGCGTTATCAAAATGGCTCCCATTACTGACGATGACCTAGAAGGCTTTGAATATCAACTTACAGCAATTCAAGAATACCTAGACAACTTCTCTGAAGAAGATGCCTATTCCAACTTTGCATCCAAGCAACCTTTTCCCAAAGATAAAACTTTCAGTGGACCACTGCAATGTGGATTTGCCAAATCTCCAGGTCAGCTAAAAATTGACGGAACTCCCATGTGGGCATGTTCGTGCAAATGGGCTTTCGACTATTTTGTCACGGTAGATGAGAACGGAAAGCAATTAAAATCATATTTTAATGAATCAGAAATCCCAGAAGGACAAAAATATGAAAAGCGTCACTATGCTGGTTGTCCTGCACATCAAAAAAAGTCTTGACATCGTCATGAGGATGTATTATTCTCTTCTTGATGATTCCTATATTTACATCTCACTTCTCAATAGGGAAGTCAATTCTGACGCTACAGCATCCCGACAAAGAAACTTCGGATGGTTCTGATAGTATCTTTTCAATCGCCAAAGAAAGCGGTTTGAAACACTTGTTCTTAGTCGAAGAATCAATGACTGGATTCTTTGAGGCTTTTAGAATTTCCAAAGAGTTGGGTATTCAGTTGCACTTTGGCTACAAGTTTGTATGCTGTAATTCTGATGCCGACTCTAAGTCTAATCACAAGCTTATTGCATTTGCCAAAAATGATGCAGGTTGCAAGGCTTTGAATCAATTGTATTCATTCATCAATACAGGTCAGAATGGCGCTATTTCCAATGACGATTTAATCTCTCATTGGAGCGATGATTTGATGCTCGCTGTTCCATTCTACGATTCGTTTATTTTCAATAATCAAATGATTATGGGCAATTGTATTCCAAACATTGCGCCATTAAAGCCAGTGTTTTTTGTGGAATCTAATGGGCTACCATTTGATGATCTTATCAAGAAAGCGGTGCATCGTTACGTCTCAGATAGAGCATCTGACTCTTCTATTCAATTAGTGCAATCTATTTTCTATAAGCACAAGTCTGATTGCGATGCCTTTCAAACTTACAAGATTCTCAGTGACCGCAAATTCGGTAAACAAGCAACTCTATCTTGCCCCAACTTAGACCATTTTGGCAGCGATGAATTTTGCTGGGAAGCATACGAACAGAAACTCGAAAAAATAATGAACCAACCATGAACGACTTACTCAGATTTAAAAAAGACCAAAACTATATAGTTCTGGACACGGAAACAGAAGGATTGAATCTCGTTTCTTCAAGACCATGGCAAGTATCATGGATTGTGTGTCGCGGCAATACGATCATTTCTAAACATGATCATTTCATTCGCTGGGATAATATCAATGTATCTCCCGATGCTGCCAGAATTACAGGCTTTGATAAAGATCATTACTATTCGAAAGCAGAAGCACCAATCAAAGTTTTTTATAAGCTTTCCAAGTATCTTTACGATCCATCGTTTTTAGTAATTGGTCAAAATCTTTTGGGGTTTGATGTTTACATGATTAACGTGTGGCGCAAGCTCATGGGCATGAAGACTGATCATTTTTATGTGAATAGAATCATTGATACCAAGTCCATATCGACAGCAATATTCAAAAACATTTTACCCGACAAAGAAAATTTCTTGTCATGGCAATATAAGATGTTGCATATTCGTGAAAAGGGTTTAAAAACCAGTCAAGCATTCATGCTTAAATACTACGACATTCCTCATGACCCTAAAAAACTGCACGATAGTCTCTACGATGTAGAGATGACTTTCGAAATCTTCAAAAAACAAATTTTTAACATTGATCTATGATTGAACAATTCTCACATTACGAATCTCCATTTCCAGCGGGGGTAAAACTTCCTAAAATCCAAATCGAACAGCGCTACTATCAAGAGCTAGGAATTCCCGATAGCATTTCTAACTTTGAATTTTTACGCCGTATTTGTTTTGAAGGTGTGAAAAAACGAGGCATCCTTGAATTTCCAAACAAAGAAAAATACTTTGAGCGCCTCAAGATGGAACTGTCTATCTTTGAAGATTTGGGCTTTATTGATTATGTTTTATTGAATTGGGATATTATTAATTTCTGTCACGAAACAGGTATTCCAACAGGCGCAGGTCGTGGTTCAGCTCCTGGAAGTTTAGTGCTATACGCCATTGGTGTAACTAACATTGACCCAATCAAACATGATCTATTCTTCGAACGATTCGTTTCCAAAAGCCGTGCGCGAAAAATCGAACACAACGGCGAAATCTTTTTGGATGGCTCGCTACTGTGCGATGTTGATAACGACATTAGCTACGACAGACGACAAGAGGTGCTAGATTATATTAATAAAAAATACGCTGGCAGAACTTCCAAGATTCTTACGCTCAATACTCTAAGCAGCAAACTATGCATCAAAGAATGCGGCAAGATTGTTGGCGAGATGTCAGAGTCGGAAGTTAATATCATTAGTGATTCAATCCCCAAAAAGTTTGGCAAGGTAGCAAAGCTTGGCGTAGCGTATGAAGAAAGCGAAGTCTTCAAAGAATTCGCTAACAAAAATCAACGCATCTATCGCATTTCCAAAAAGATCGAAGGTCTTAACAAGAATGTCGGCGTTCATCCATCTGGTATTGCTATTAGCTACTATCCACTAGAAGAGATTATGCCTGTGCAGAATACTGGTGAAGAAGCATTAGTTTCGGGGTATGATATGAACAATGTAGCGGAGTTGATGGTCAAGTTCGATATTCTTGGTCTGCGCACACTGTCGGTGGTCAATGACGTTTGCCAACAGATTGGCATCAAAGCTCACGACATTGATGTAGAGCATCCATCTATTTACGCAGCATTGCAAACACTGCAAGCTCCTAAAGGTCTGTTCCAGATTGAAGCTGATACCAACTTCAAAGTCGCACAGAAAGTCGCGCCACGCAACCTAGAGCAGCTTTCTGCGGTAGTCGCCATCGCAAGACCTGGAGCATTAGACTTCCTCGATAAGTATGCAGAATATGTAAGAACAGGCGAGTCTCAATCTATCCATCCGTTCTTCGATGACGTTCTCTCATACACTGGCAACATTCCTTTGTTTCAAGAACAGTTAATGAAGATGGCAGTAAAGGTCGGATTCAATCTTGACGAATCAGAACAATTGCGTCGAATTGTTGGCAAGAAAAAAGTCGATAAAATGGCAGAGTGGAAAGATAAGATCGCTCAAAAAATCCAAGAGAACGGTCTTGATCCTATCATTGGAGATATTCTGTGGAAGGTTGCCGAAGACTCTGCAAATTACTCGTTCAACAAGTCGCACTCTATGGCTTATGCCTACCTTGCAGCTACGACTGTGTATCTCAAATTCAACTATCCTCAACAGTTCTTCTTGAGCCTTTTGAAGTTTGCGCAATTCGAGCCAAGTCCTCATGAAGAAATCCTAAAGATTTCCCAAGAGCTTTCGTCATTTGGCATTGAGCTTTTGCCTCCTAGCTTGACGAAGTCTGAAATCGACTTCTCAATTGAAGGTAAAGATATTCGCTACGGTTTGAATACGATCAAAGGCGTTTCTACAAAGTCCCTAGAAGCATTGCTAGAATTCCGTCAAGGAGCGTTCGACAACAAGTATGAGGTATTTATGGCAGCAAAGCAAGCGGGTGTGAATATTGGTCTTATGTCTGGTCTTATTCAAGCAGGTCTACTTGATCACTTTGTAGAAAAAGATCGCTGCCGCTTAGTATTGGAAGCTCAGACATTCAACGTGCTTACAGACAGAGAAAAGAGAAACCTAATTACTTTGGGCGAAAAGTATAAATTCAATCTTTTGGAAAGTATTAGTGACAGCGTCAAAACCAAAGCTATGGGCGATGACAATAAACAAATCTTTTCTGATAAACGTTTCGAGACATTCAAAACAAAATATCAACCCTATCGCCAAATCTATGATCAAAACAAACAACACATCAAGTATGCAAACTGGTTCTTTGAGAGCAAGCTTCTTGGTTACAGCTATTCACAAAATATTCGCGAAGTATTCAAAGAAGCTAGTCAGTCTCATTTCGTTTCTTCGCACGATTTATCTTCAGTCGGCAACAATACCACCGTATGTTCTGTCGGTTTTGTCGTGGATTCCATTTCTAGGACTAGCGCCAATGGAAACAAGTATGCTCGCATTGACATTGCTGATGAGCGTGGCAACATTTCAATGCTACTCATGGACAAAAACAGGGAAGCTAAGCTAACAAACTTCCTCAACTCTGGTAAAAAAATTCCTAAAAAGGGTGAAGTGGTCATTGGTGTTGGTCAAAAAAATAACGACATTATTATGCTTGACAAACTCGTTCTTTTGGAAGATAAAATCTACATGAAGCTCTCAGAGCTGAAATAACAGTGTAACTAAATATGATGGACCTTGACAAAAAAAATTGGACATTCAGTGCGTTAGAATCGTGGATGTATGTAAGTAAGTTGGCTCAATCAAAAAACCACAAAATGACCAACATCTACCACTTGTTCATTTCTCTGTGGGAGCATAGCAATAAACCATTCCTCGAATTCATCGAAAATAGGGGTCTATCTATAAAACCCAAAACAGTTCATACTATTGTAGACAAATTCGCCAAAAAAAATCCTGATTTATTTTTCAGTACGCAGATGGAATCTCTCATCGAAAAAGAGATTGAAAATTGTGTGTCTAACGCCACTCTAATCGCCATTAAACACGAAAACTTGTTCATCGGAATAGAGCATTTTATCTGGGGAGTATTGCAAAGCTCAGAAAAGTTTTGCGATTTCCTACTAGAAAACGGAATCGACACTGAGCATTTCAAAAACTGTATTGAAGCGTTTCTTAAAACAGACGCTCTTCAAATGGCGGGAGACGATGAAGATGAAGATGAAGATATGGATTTAGATGATCTGGATAATGCGTCAGAATCAAAAGAACTTGGTCAATCACAAATCAACAGATTTTGCACATTGCTTAATGAAGTTGTAATGAAGCCAGGTTTTGGCATTATCTCTGGCAGAGAAAAAGAAATTGGAAACCTAGAAGAAATTCTTAGCTGCAAAATCAAAAGCAATTGCGTTCTTTTGGGAGAAGCAGGAACAGGAAAAACATCAGTGGTTGAAGGTCTAGCTCAAAACATTTCATCGCCAAAGTATAATGGACCATTAAAAAACAAAAAAATATATTCTCTTGATGTTGGGTCACTGATCGCTGGTAGCAAATATCGTGGTCAATTCGAAATGCGCTTTAGCAAGCTTGTCGAAGAGCTAAAAGCTGATGCTAACGCTGTTCTGTTTATTGATGAAATTCACAGCATTATTGGTGCTGGCAGTGGTCGAGAAGCATCACCCGACTTTGCCAATCTCATTAAACCAGCATTAGCTCGCGGCGAAATCAAATGCATTGGCGCGACAACCTATTCAGAATACAAAAAATACTTTGAAAAAGATCCAGCACTAACTCGCAGATTCCATGTCTTGGATATTAAAGAACCAGATCTGGAACAAATGAAAGAAATCGTGCTAAAAGCCGCTCCAGCTTATGAGCGGCATCATGGAATCAAATTCCCGAAAAAAATGCTAAAAATGTCCGTCGATATGTGTGAGACTTATTTGCCGCACAAAAAATTTATCGACAAAGCTTTCGATGTGATTGATCGCGCTTTTGCTAAGGCGAAAATCCGCATCTTCAATACAACTAATCAAACGGGAGAAGAACCAATCGCCGTTGTTACTATCGAAGACTTGCTCAAAGTTGTGTCTGATCTTTCTGGCGTGAATGTAGATACGCTCAGAAACAACATGGACAAAAAATTCTCTGATCTGGCAGACAACTTCAAAAAAGAAATCTTCGGTCAAAACAAAGCAATCGACAAAATTTACAATTGCTTAGCATGTGCCAAAGCTGGACTCAATGCGCCAAACAAACCACTGTCGAGCTTTCTGTTTGTTGGTCCAACGAGCGTGGGTAAAACTCACACCGCCAAGAAAATCGCAAAAGAATTCTTTGGCAACGATAGTAGCTATCTACAACTCAACATGAGTGAATACCAAGAATCAGCTTCTGTATCGCGTCTTCTTGGGGCAAGCGCAGGGTATGTCGGTCACGATGAAGGAGGTATTCTTACAGAGTTCGTGCGCAATAATCCCAATAGTCTCATCTTGTTTGACGAAATCGAAAAGGGTAGCTTTACTGTTCTTAATCTGTTGCTTCAAATCCTCGATGAAGGAAAGCTCAAGGATGGATATGGACGCGATATTGACTTCTCTCGCACGATTGTCGTTCTTACGAGTAACATTGGTGCTGTAGAAGCAAGTAAGCCGTCTATGGGCTTTATGTCTCACGCAGAGGATATTTCGCTATCTTTTGAGTCTTCAATCAAAAAGACTCTATCTCCAGAGATGCTGTCTCGAATTGATGAAGTTATCGTGTTTGAGAAAATCAACGAAGAATCTCTCTCGCGAATTTTTGAACAGTGCCTTCAAGAACTCAAAGAAAGAGCAGATAAAAAAGGAATAAAAATCAACTGCCAAATCACTCTGTCGGATCTTGTCGATGATGTTAGCAAGCTACACGCTCGCGAAATCAAAACAATCTTCCGCAACAAAGTTCAAACATCGCTAGCGAAGTTTATCGCATCTGGTAAAAAAAGTCGCAATTTAACGATAAAAGTTCTTGACAAGTCGGTGGTAATCGCTTAGTATAACAGCGCAATGAGTAACAAACAAAATAAAAAAACATCGGCAGTGGACGCAATGAAACAAGCAAAAGGTCGCTTCTTTGGTCTTTATCTCAAAAACGGAGAAACAATCAATGCTCAGTTTCGTCGCGAAACTCCGCAGAAAGTGTCGATTTATGATCGCAACAATGGTCGTGAGCGACTGATCAATAAGTCGAGTATTGACCTCGTCTTTACTAATAGCAGAGCGTACGCTGCATAAGTTGGTCGAACATAAAAAACCTAAAACCCAGTCGAAAGACTGGGTTTTTTCGTTACAATACAACGTGCAATCTATCACTAACACTAATAGACCATATTTATTTTCTTTGAATCAAACAGATACGGAGAATGAACTTTTGGCGCAAAATATCTTAAAAAAGATTGGTTTCTCATCTGCTGAAAATGTTAAATTTTTGGATTCCCAAATGGATTTCGACTGCTTCAAAGCGGTAATTGAAGGACAAGCTCGTTATTTTAAGTATTCATTTGATGGTGATGGATCTTTTTTTGCGCATGAATATAATATCCTAAAACAACTCGCACCATTTTCTCCTGTTGCTTATAAGCACGGCAAAACAAAGTATGGAGAATCTGTGCAATATATCGTAACATCTTTTGAATCTGCTGATACTGTTGCTGAATTTGGTCTTTCGTCCATCTTTGAACATAACGATTCATTTCTGTATACTTTTGATAAACTGCGCGGCGTAAAAGTAGATAGAACATTTTCCCATTATCTCAATGATGTATTCGCTCGTTATGATATAGAGCAATTACCAGAACATTCTCTTGCTGCTATCGCTGATCACACCAACATTGACAATCTGCGGTCGATTCTCAAAACTCTCAAGAATGAAGTTGAATATCTTTCGCGGCAAAGTTTCTGTAAGACTTCTGACTTTTGCCACGGAAAGCTTATTCCAGATAACATTTTAATCAAAAATAATCTATTTAAATTCCAACACCTGCAACATGGTTACATGGGCAATCAGTTGTTTGATTTGTGCAATCTTTTTATCAACATGGGAATTCCTTTGGAATATCAAAGGCAATTTGCTATGGACTATAAATCTCTCTTCCCCGACTTTAATGAGCAGCAGTTTATCGAAGAGTATAACTCTTGTTCCAATTTAATGCTTCGACTGTTTGTTTATGAGACGATTTTCAATTACTTATGCGAAGTATATCTATATGAGAGTTCGCGCCCAGCAAAGATATTGCAAATGGTAAGCGTATTTTTACGTAATGAAGAGGCGTTGGCAATGATACCAAGCCTCAGTCAATACAATACTTTCTTGATTAGAGATATTATGGAGCCACTAATTGGCAATTCAGAACAATAATCAAGCTACCTCATCGTCAGGTTCTTCAACAATGACTTCTGGCTCAGGATCTGAAGTAACAATTTCTTCAATTACTTCTAGTTCTGGCACAATTACCACTGGAGCGGTATAATTAAATGTATTTGTTGTGCTATCAAAACTATAGCCTTCTGGCATGGTAACAGGAACCCGACCTTCCCAATCTGTCGCTTCCAGTCTTTCATTGATTGCCATACCAATCGCAGTATTCCCTGAAAATCGCGCCATTGTTTCTGGAACGTCTGAATTGATAGAGTCAAGAATTTCTTGCGTTGGTCTGTCCCAAAACTCGTAGTAGCAACTACTTAATACCACTTGTAAATGGATTACTGCCTTGACTGCTTTGCGGGTCAAATCCTTTTCAAATTCTTCAGTTGTTTGTCCAATATCGAGTTTCATATCTTTTAGTTGTGGTTTACTGTCCATCCCTTTCCTTGGAGGCTAAGAACTTCCGCGTTACTAGCTCCTCCCGTGGGGGCTGCATTGGTTCCTCCAGATAAATCCAAAAACCCATCACTTAATCCCGCAGTATCTATATCAATCAGTATAGTATCCACGTTGGAGACGGCGCATCCAGAGGCATTCAGAAAAGTCAAAAGAACATTATTGCTCACATCCAGACTGGTAATAGAGCTTGAGTAAGCAACATTCATGTGAATCAAGTTCACTAAGGTGTCGGTATTGGGGTTTCCGTTAGCGTTCACCAAATCGTTGCCTGCCCAGTCGCTTAGATGCAAATGCGTCAGAGCAGTGTTATTCGTAAGGTCAATAGCTATATTAGAATTACTTAAATCCAAATCCAAAAGACCAGTCATACCATCTGTAAGACCACCAGTGGAAGCAAATAAACCAATCGCCCCATCTGCACTCAAGTGCGTCACGCTATCAAATACGGTTTGCGTTAAGTCGAATGTCTGCGTAGATGCCACTTCAGCCCCGTCCAAAGTTAAATGAGTCACAGAAGGGGCAGCGGACAATACTGTGTTACTCCCAAGATAGGAACCAGTCAAGTCCCAATGGGTTAGGGTGGTTGGCAAATTGATCGTAGATATAGAATCAATCGAACTAAATTGCATATCTAAATTGGTAGCAATAGTTAAATCCAAGTCGTAGATCGAAAGGATTCCCAATCTGTTCATTGGGTCTTCGCCGCGCCAAGTCAAACTGCTTAACGAAGTTAGATAAGCAAACGGCAATGTAGACACTCCGTAGCATCTCTCGATATATAATTGTTGGACTGGGTGATAGCTCTCAACCATTCCATAAAAAGGTAAGTTTGTTACATTCTTAAATGTTATAGATGTAGCGGCAGGAACACTATCCAAGCTAAAAGGGTCTCCCATCGAATTGCTAACGCCGTCAACGATTAGATCGCTTAAGTAATCGTATTTCCCCAAATCACCCGTCCCCATATTTAGTGTATCAAAATCAATCGCTGGGCAATTAATGATGGTCAATGATGTTAAATTGGTGACTTCTGGAGTTAAAAACAAATTGAGATCACTTAAGTTTTCCAAATGGATCGCAGCGACATCAATATTTGCTGTTAAATTGATAGTTTCCAAATTGTTAAGATCGTATATCGAAAGCGCTTGTAATAGAGGTAACGTTGAGAAGTTAATAGTGTCTGCGCTAAAATTCGCTGCGTTAATAACTAAACTGTTACAAATTTGATTGTTTGAGATGTAAACATCGTTAATAGAATTTTTTCTCACGGTCAAAAGTCCTCCGTCAGCCAAAATTGTATTATCGAGATTTGAATACCCTTCAATCACTGCAATTGCGGCATTATGCGCGTATTTTTTCCAAACAGCCGAACTCGCAGTATTGTCTCGGCAAATATAACGATCACCATTTAGCATGTGCCAACGACTACCAACCACAAACCCTTGAGCTGAGTCATTACTTGAAGTTGGTGGGCTTGTATTAAACAAGCTATCATTCACTATTCCACTGCACTCTACTAATACACCGTTTACATTTACAAAAATCTTATTAAGGACTGTGCAGTTATTCAATGTAGACGTGTTAAGGCTCGCATTGTTTAATGTCGGTGAAGTGTTGAAGACCAAAGAACCAGTTCCAGTTTCATCAGTCATTGCGTTTATCAACGTTGAGCTGGTTATAGAGCTTGTCGCACTGCTGAACAAATCAAACCAACCAGTGTTGGTGCGGACATTAAAAGCATTTGTGGTCGAATTATAAAGCATTAAACCAGAAGCTGGGGAACTAATTGTTCCCCGCTGAGTAGTTGTCATGCGCGGAGGTAAAAATCCTTTATTGGTGCTGGTTAAGTCAATAATCGCACTGGCATTAGGCGTTGCAGTTCCAAATCCAACGCGACCATCAGATTCCATGTAGAAGCTATTTGTCGGTGCGTTGTTAGCAAAGGAAAAGGGCGTTGCGCGGATGATTGTTGCTGTGTCATTGAGGCGCTGAATGGAAAATCGGTCGCGCTGGGCATTGCTGCCATTGCCGAACCTCATCCATCTCAGATCGGTTGTATTCGATGCCGCGATGACATTAACCCATGATTCGTTCTGACCATTCAGCGTGGCATAAGCTCCAAGCGTGCCGCCCGTGGCGTTGATGCTGATTTGAGTGCCGAATGATGCAGTTTCAACTGTAACGGTTTTGCCACTGCCGTCTTGAAAAGTTGCTATTGTGCCGTTGCCAGAGCATGCAATCGTCGGAGTCGTGATCGTTGGCGATACACCAAACACTAAGTTGCCACTTCCAGTCGTTCCGCTAACAGCAGATGCTAAATTAGCACTCGTAGCACTACCAAAAAAAGTTCTTAGTGCTGATGATATATTTAACTTAGCTGGTAATATCGTACCATCAAGAATTACATTGTTTGATATTTGTGTGATTGCCATTGTGATTATTTAATTAATAACTGATTTAAAAAATGCTTCAGCATACGCTCGCAAATCTGTTTCGCTCAACATTCCATATAAGCCCTGTGCTGCCACAAACTCCACTCCGCTGGCAGATCCACCACTACCAGCATTGATTGTCATATCAATGAGAGACTGATTCGCTGTCATTGTCACCTCGCTACTCCCTGAAACGATTTCATTATTATGCCATATTGCAGCTCTTTGAACTAAATTATTTCCAGTATAAGCAATACACACAAAATCAGTCGTAGGGACAACCTTTGATGTTAAAATTTGATAAGTGCCACCTAAAAATCGTGCTTGTAGTAAATTACCAGTTGTATAATTTGGGTCCCAATTGCGATGTCTAAATATGCCATTATTTGTAGTCTGAGCTATTGGACGTAAAACAACTAAAAGGGTGTATGGTGCTTCGTATGTTGTTGACGGCGATGGGTTATTTATATTATTAAATGTATATGAATTACCAGAAGCAATAATTTCACCTCTCGCTCCTTTTGTAAAACTTGCCGATGGTGTTATAGCGGGAGCATTCTGTATTGTTGTTGTGTTTTTCCATAATCTATTTGTTGTTTGATTGCTAACATTATAAGTATAGAGCGTTGCATACGCATAAAAAACAGGAATAAGTGCCGATACAGAGACAATACCAAGTGAAGCACGGTGCGCTGATGCTGCTCCTGCTCCATATGTGTAAGAAGTTGAATTAAAAGTCGTAGACGATGCTAACGTCAAATCGCTAATAGTCTGACCACCCGCAATCTTAGCACTTGTTACACTGCCATCACTTGGCACGACCTGTCCAGCGATTAGTGAATTACTTGGAGAGATCACAACCGCCTTACTACCACTTGGCAATGGACTTGTGAATGTAATTTGTCCACTGTTTACAGTATAGTCAACACTTGGTTCTTGTAACGCACCGTCAATTGCGACAATTAAAGCGCTTGGATTAATTAGGTTATTTGCTCCACTGATTGCATAACCAGATACTATGCCATTGCCAGTAAGCGTAGTTCGAACTGGGTCAACTGCCGTTGCAAAACCGCTAGGATTAGAAGCAGGATAAAAAACGCCAGTTTGCGCCGTGGTAATGAAACTTCCTGTTTCGGATGGTCGCACGACCAAACCAGTTACAAATCCACTTGGATTGGAAGTTGGATAAAATACTCCAGTTTGAGAGATTGTAATAAACGAGCCTGTTTCAGAAGGTCTCACAACACTTCCAGTTACATAACCGCTAGGATTGGAAATTGGATAAAAAGCGCCAGTCTGAGATGGTCTTACCACATCTCCTGTCACGTAGGCAGATAAATCAACACCCGTGATGAATCCTGAAGGATTGCTAGCAGCGTAAAACGCTCCCGTTTCTGATGGTCTCACTACTGATCCAGTGACATATCCCGACAACAGACCGCTAACAGTATTGTCGAAATCAATAAGTGTTCTCACTTGGCTAGCCGTCAAATCCTCTGGATCGCTTGTTCCCGCAGAAATACGACCTTTAATACGCTGAGAAGCCATGTCTGCCAATTTAGTATTGGTAACAGCGTTTGAGGCAATAATATTGGTTGTCACCGCAAGACTTCCAAGCTTGTCTGTAGTGACGTTAAAGCTTGCAATTTTGGCGGTAGTGATTGCACCGTCAGCAATCTTGGTATTAGTAACTGCCGAGCTATCTATTGAAAAATTTAAGTTAGTTGGGCTATTGCCAGTGATTGTAATATCGCCACGATCACCTGTTAAAGCAGCAAAAGAGATAAAATTACCAGTTTCGCTAGGACGAACCACGCTACCAGTAACATAAGCAGAAAGATCAACACCAGTAATAAAACCAGATGGATTACTTGCAGGATAAAATGCTCCTGTCTGAGATGGTCTTACCACATCTCCTGTCACGTAGGCAGATAAATCAACGCCTGTGATGAATCCTGAAGGATTGCTAGCAGCGTAAAAAGCTCCTGTTTGTGATGGAACTATAAAGCCAGACGGATTGCTTCTTGGATAGAATGCGTCCGTCTGAGAAGTGGTGATGAAATTGCCAGTTTCTGATGGCCTCACTACATCACCTGTCACATACGCCGACAAATCAACTCCAGTAATAAAACCAGAAGGATTATAACTAGGATAAAAAGCACCAGTATCAGATGGTCGAATGACCGCGCCAGTTACTAAATTAGCATATTGACCTGATGTTAAGTGATAGTAGTTACCTCCAGAGCCACCCTGCAATCCGCCCAAAAGATTATGAAGCAGTTCATCGCTTCCACCGCTTTGATGCGTTACTGAGTGATTAATAATGCCTTGATTAAGTGTCAAAGGATTAATGTAAATGTTTTCGCCAGTATCAGTAACATTGATATTGGTTACTTCAGGCGAAATCACATTAACAACAACAGAATCAGACATATTTATTTAGTATTGCTTTTTGCTACATAAACAGGCCCATACAATAACTTGTCTGGACACTCCGACTCTTTATCGACATACAAGTCCCAACTACAAGGAGCTAGATCAATATTTGCCGTGGCTGAGCCATCCAAACTGATTTTTACTATACCACTTGGTATGCTAAGTATTTCAGTATGCAACACAGCTTGCAATTCATCATCAAAATCACGACGAATTTGTCCCGTGACGGTTGCCCCACTAAGGTTGTAAACGCTGCCGTTTTTCTGCAACTGCGCAGTCAAATTAAAACATGCCCTTTGCTCAATATAAATCCCTGTCAATGATGCGCTCATTAACAACTATTACACCCAATCAATCTCGTCTGGAGAATATTTACACGTAAGTTCTTCTCCTATTGCAATTTTTCTGGCGGCATAGTAAATATCACATTGTTTATCGTGAATTAAATTTGGATCATCAGAGTGATTTACGAAATAAGCCGCGCCAATATCATTAATGTTACAATCAATCCAAAAGCCATATTCATTGTTGTTACAAACTTTTTTAATATGGTCTAAAACACCATGCTCAATATCGCCAACCTCAGTCCATCGAATAAAGTGCAAATCTTTTGGCGCGAAAACAACTTCGTTTTTATGAATTTCAGTAAGAGTTACCACTCCAACTCCCGCCCCGACAATAGAACTTGGCACTAGCTTTACTAATATGCCATTTCGTATTTGATTTGTTAATTCTTTCTTACTGAGAGACATCTTTATCTTTTGGTTGGGTGGTGAATTCCGTCATGTAACTGTAATCAGTGAATAGTGTGCGTTTGTTTTCAACACTGTATACTGTCAAGTCGATTTTATATCCTGGGTTTTTGTCAATTGGTTTATCCACCCATGCATTGTCATGCCATACAATACGATTGTTCGGGTAAGCATAAAAATTACCATTGTCCATCTTGAATACATGAGCGCATTTATGTTCTGGCGTTTCAGAGAAGTTGGTGTCCAAGATACTCTTGTTCTCCCATCCCCAATCAAGAGTGAACATATACTCTCCCGCTTCTTTGGTATTGGATGGGGTAATCAATAAAGCCCTCAATCCTTTCATTCGTGTGCGAACCTGAACATCAACATAAGGACTAAAACAATCCCAATACATAGCATGTTCTAGCGGCACTGGATCACAAGGTTTCCAGCAAAACGCTGTAATAGGTCTGCGAGTCCAATTGACTCCATTGGTTAAGAATGCCTCAAACAAAGGAACTCTCTTTTCAATTGACGCTACAGAATGAACATCACATGGAGTATACTCACCACGTCCTTTTTCGTGATTAAAAAGATATTCATTACGCAACAGGCAAGTAATCGTGGGAATATTATGATTTAAATAAGGCACATCTTATCTTACACTTTATGTGGAAAATTTTTACGCACTATTTAAAATCAGGTATGATTCAACTCTATAAACCCAATTCAAAATCGAGCGGATGCGCATTCGCTTTCCGTCTTGGCACTACTGGCAAATTCAAAGATCCATGTCTCTATGTCAACGCTATTATGCAGCATTCGTGGGATGAAAAAACCAAAAACGGCTCGTTTGCTGAGAATGCAAAAAACCCCGAAAAAACAGTAGTCATTAAACTAAATGAATTTGAGGTTGGCGGCATTATCAACGCCATTGAAAACTATGCTGAATACAAAGCATTTCATACCCACGAAACAAATAAGACAACCATCTCTTTTAAACCTTATCAGAAAAATGATGGTACAAAAGCTTTTTCATTTTCCATCACTAAAAATTCAGCTTTGAAATTTGGTATTGGTATCGAGCCTGGTGAGGCTTATGCTATTCGTGAGTTTTGCAAAATGATTTTGCACAAACTTTACGAAGCTCGCTCAAACGCTCAAATGCAAAACCGCTCCGATGATCAATAATTAAAATGAACTCTCCTAGAAAAAAAAGAGTGTTAGCTCATTCAAATTTCTGCAAAGCCTTTACTGGATTTGGTAAGCACAAAAAGAATATTCTGCGCTATCTGTTTAATACAGGAAAGTATGAAATCTTTGAGCTTGCTAATGGCTTGATGAAGCGCTGCCCCGAAACTGATAGCACTCCATGGACTACTTATGGCTCTTTGCCAGATGTCCAAAAAATGGCAGAAATCAATCAAGACCAACACAAGCAACGTCAAGCAGCGTATGGCGCTTTTGGTATCGACGATATTATCAATACTGTTCGACCAGATGTTTATATTGGCATTGAGGATATTTGGGCATTCGATGGGTTTTACGAAAAACCATGGTGGAATAAAGTGAACTCGATGATTTGGACTACGCTTGATAGCTTGCCTATCCTACAGTCTGCTGTAGATGCTGCGCCCAAAATCAAACACTACTATGTATGGTCTTCTTTCGCGGAGAAAGCGTTTCAAAGAATGGGTTATAATCATATTAAAACTCTGAGGGGAAGCTTAGACGTAAATCAATTCTATAGAATGGACGATCATAGACGAGCTGCATTGCGTCAGAAGTTTAATTTGTCTAATGAATATATTGTGGGCTTTGTGTTTAGAAATCAGCTTAGAAAAAGCGTTCCTAATTTGTTGGATGGTTTCAAAAAATTTAAACAACAAGTTCCTCACGCTAAACTACTGCTTCACACTCACTGGTCTGAGGGTTGGGACATTCCGACTTTCCTGCAAGAAAAAGGCATCGACAGCAAAGATGTTCTCACGACCTATTTCTGCAAACAATGCAAGAGCTATTTTATTGCTCCATTTGTAGGACAAGATCGCGACTGCCCAGCATGTGGCGGCAAGAAAACAGTAAGCACAACCAACATTAATCATGGAGTAAGCGAAGCTCAACTGAACGAAATCTACAACCTAATGGACGTATACTGCCATCCATTTACAAGTGGCGGTCAAGAGATTCCAATTCAAGAAGCAAAGCTTACGGAACTCATTACGCTCGTCACAAATTATTCTTGCGGCGAAGAGTATTGCACTGAAGAAAGCGGCGGCTTGCCACTCAATTGGGCAGAGTATAGAGAGCCTGGAACTCAATTCATCAAAGCGTCTACTGATCCTGATCACATTGCCGAACAGTTACTTGCTGTTTATAATATGCCCTCGATTGAACGTGCAGCGATTGGAATTAAGGCTCGTCAATTCGTAGTAGACTACTGCTCTATTGAAGCAATTGGCAAAGAGCTTGAGTCTCTCATTGACTCTATGCCAGAAGTTGATTACGACTTTGACAATCCACCTTCTCGCTTTAATGCTGACTATAAGCCTAATTTCGAAGCAGATGAAAAAGACTTTATCATTTCTCTGCACAAGGAAATGCTTGGTGAATCGGTTGATGAAAACCACACCTCATTCAAGGTATGGAAAAACAAACTACAGCAAGAAATCAATCGCGAACAAATGCACAATCATTTTCGCAATGTATGTTTTCAGCAGCAACAAAAACCCGTTGAATTCGAAAGCGTTCTCGACAAAGATGATGAAGGCAGACGTATTTGTGTTCTAGCACAAGGAGGAGAATCTGATATTCTATTGCTCAATAGCTTGATGGAGAACTTGCACAAGCAATATCCACAGCACAATATCTACTTCGCCACACGGCAAGAATATTTCCCACTAATCGAGGACAATCCTTTTATTCATAAATGTATCTTATATTCTGAAATGTTAGAGAATTCGTTTATTTTAGAGGGAGCTGGCGCTCATAAAGGCTATTTTGATCTAGCGTTTATGCCAACAACAACTACCCAAAAGAACATTTGCTACATTCATAACGGCAAAGATAAAATTCAATTCGATTTACAATGAGTCACCTAGTAGAAGAATATGCCAAGAATCTTGGCGTGAAAATTGGCAAGCCTGTTTTGGCGGAACATTTCTTTCCAGTCATTCCAGAAAAATATATTACTGTATCGGTAGAGCCACAAGTTCAGTCAAAGCAGTATAAGTATTTTGATATTGTGTTTGATTCTGTACGCTCGTTTTTGAGCAAGCAGTCGATTAAGATTATTCAAATCGGTTCTTCAAAATCACAGAAACTATCGTCAGTAGATGAAATGATCTTTGATCTTGATTTCAAAAAACAAGCGTATATCGTAAAGAATAGCTTGGTGCATATTGGCAGCAATGATGCGCTTATGCACTATGCTAGCTCCAACGATATTCCAATTGTGACTTTGTTTGGTGATTCTTATGCCGCTTGTTCTGATGGCTATTGGAGTTCTAACAAAACAAATATCGAAGCACCGTGGGCAGTCAAACCAAGTTTCAACGCTGTAGATCAACAAGATTCAATCAACAAAATTTTACCAGAGGACATTGCAAATGCGATTATTAAAAAGTTTACGCCCGAAAAATCTATTCCGCTTAAAACTGTTTTCATTGGTGATTTTTACCATCATCCTGTTTTTGAGTTGGTTCCAGACTTTTTCTCGCAAATGCCAGGAATGCTGGACAAACACTGGTTCATGAGACTCGATTATCTTGACTCGTTTTCGTATGTAGAGTCGTGGTGCGAGTATTTGCAATCGTTTTCATTTTTCACAGAGAAGATAATTCCACATCAATTTGTTCAGAAAGTTCGCGGCAAGCTCAAGAATATTTCTTTCCTAGTAAACGAGGATAGTCTCATTTCTGATGATTACATTAATTATGTCAGTGGTCTAGGGATTAGTGTCAATCTTTTGGTTAAAGATGCCGCTATTCTTCCAGCGGTGCGTAATAAGTATTTTAATTTTAATGTGCAACTTTATGCGACTGCGGATAAGTCTATTTTAAATGACAAAAAAATTACTTTTAACCAGTCATTTTTTCACTCTCAAAAAACCATCGTATCTCGCGGTAAAAAATACCCCAGCACTTACCATTGGAAAAAAGATAAAAATATTCTTGACAAGAACCTCGTCATAGAAGATAATGAGTTGCTCCTTAGCGAATTAAATCACTTCTATCTCTATGATACAAAATAAAATAACAAGAGGTCCTGATGGACTAATCGAAAACAAAGAATACAAGTTCACTCCAGACGGCTTCGTCGATTGGCGAGCTATGATTGATCCACAGTTTCTTTACCCCAATAAAGATTACTTTGAGATTCGAAAACAACAAGTTCCAACATCTATTGAAGGTCTTGATGACAAACAGCTACTCATTATGCTTGGCGGCATTAAGGAATTGGCTCGCCTTCGAGGATTCAAAAGCGTTCGTTACAACATTAAGCATGAATCCCCCAATTACGTTACCGCAATCTGTTCTATCGAGTGGATGGGCAACTATGAAACATCAGGAGAAACCGTTCTATTTGAAGACGTTGCCAATGCCACGGAAGCAAACACAGACAACTTCTGCTTGAAGTTCCTAGAGACTATTGCGTGTAATCGTGCATTTGTTCGCTGCGTTCGCAACTTCCTTAATATCTACATTGTCGGGGCAGATGAAATCGACAAATCGAAAAATAAAGCGGTTGATATTTCCGACCTTGTTCAATCGAGCGTTATCCCCATTACGCCGCAAGGCGCACTGGAAAAGAATGTTAACGACAAGCTTAAAATCTTTTCGTTTGAAGACTTCAAAGCGTATCTCCGTAATATGTGGACAACTGCGACAGAAGCAAATGACGCAACGACTCTTGAACTTCTAGCAGAAGCCAAAAGTTGGAGTGGCTTTACAGACATTCCAGCAAAAACTGC